TTCGTAAACGTAGCCAGGAAACACCGGCACCGTGCGCGCGGGCCTGTCGTCCTCGAAGCCGGGAAGGTAACGGCAGTCCTCCTTCAGCATGCCGTAGACGATGGTGTCGCGAGTGCCTTCGAGCCCAAGCGGCCGATAGCCTTCGTAGATAAATCCGAGCCGCTGCACCTGCTTCAAGGCACGACGGTTGTCGGGCTCGACCTCGGCGGTCAGGCGCTTCACCTTGGAGAACAATGCTGTGAAAATCGCCCGCAGGGTCCGGCGCGACAGGCAGCGCGGATCAAGCACCAGCGCGGTTACCTTGCCTTCGAACCAGACTGGAAACTCGACCGTGAAGATGCCGATGATATGACCCCTGTCATTGCATGCCCAGGCTGAGAACCATTGCGGAGCCTTCATGATGCAATGAGAAAAATCGACGCGCAGGTGTCGCGTCAGCATTGCCTGCGCGTCAGTCGGGAGGTCACCAAAGAAGACCCTGTTCACATCAGGCCTCCCTCTTCGTAGATCACGTCCGCACCGGTGATGGCGAAGGTCGAACCCTGGAAGCTTGCACGTATCCGTGGGGCTCCCACGCGCCCCAGACCGACCACGCCCTGCCATTTCTGCCGCGGCACCGCGTCCACCGCCCAACCGTCAACGTCCCAGGTGGCGGTGTTCCAGAGCGCAGCGGTATTGACCTGGGTGACATCCGGCCGGTTGGTCGGCACGATGTTTTCGTAGTCCACCTCGACATCGACAAACGGCTGCGGGATGGAGTCCGACATCATGTAGAGCCGGATCATCTTGAACTGCTTCTTGGCGACGCTCTTGAAGCTCGACCACGCAAAGCGGACATCGATGTCGATCGGGTTGCCGTCGTCGTTGAGGTAGTCAAGCCCGGTGCGGTAGATCCCGCCGGTCTCGGAGCCGAAATAGGCGCGGTTGTCGAGCCACGCCCAGCAGCGCGAGGGGATGTTGACCCATTTCGACCAGATCGGGTTGGGCATGAACCGCACCAGCTGCTCGTACTTGCCCGAGCCGATCGGCAGGTTGCAGATGGCGTGGTTGGTCTGGCTGTTGATGATGACGCTCCAGCCATAATTGTCGCGGAACGTCTTCGAGACGTCGGAAAACTCCTGCATGATGTTCTGGTCGCTGGTACCGAGATTGTCCTCCTCGGCTTTCAGCAGTGTCGACATCGGCACAAGACCAGTGCCGATCAAAACATAAAGCTCGCCACCGTAGTTGACGGTGCAGCCTGGGCCCATCGGACTGTCGAACCGGTAGATGCCGACCAGCTTGAAGCTGCCGTCAGTGGCGTCAGGATTGGAGCCCTGGTAGATCGCAGCCTCGCCGTTGGTCGAGAACACCGCTAAGAGATCGTCCATGCCGGTGCCGCCGGTATAGGTCCAGGTCATGATCGCGCGGATCGCGCCGCCGCGCCGGAAATAGGCGTTGAGCGGCAGGATCCCGAAGGTACCGGTCATGACCTGGATCGGCAGATAGTAGACCGCCAGATCGGTCGAGTTGGCGAACCACAGCCGGTTCTGGTGCGCCAGCACCTTGTCGAGCTTCTTCGCATCGAAACCGGGCGGCAGCGCGCGGGTGTCAATCCCGGCCTCGAGATTGCGGAAGCCGGCCGGATCGGCGTCAGGAAGGCCAGCAAAACCGTCCGGGTGCCCTGCCAGAGCCACGGTCGGGAACGAGGCGTTGGTGCCGTCCCATGAGATGATGCCGTCAATACCATTGACCATGACGGTATATTTCTTCTGCGACAGATCGGCAAACGAGGTCCAGCTCCAGACATCGCTGCCGTAGGAATGGGTGCCGATCCTGGTGCCGCCAGCGTTGTAAAGCCCGTCACCGGCACCGCAGATGAAGGTCGGGTTGGGGCCATAGAACGGGATCAGGGTCGAGATCGGGGTGCCGGCAGCGATCGCGCCCATCTTGAAGTAGCCCGGACGCAGCGCGATCCGGTCCTGCTGGACCACGAAGTTGGTCAGGATCGAAGCCAGCAGCGGATCGGCCTCGTTCAACTGTGCCAGACGCGACAGCCCCTTCAGCGGCGCGCTCATGTGCGCCACCCTTGAGGTGGACTTGCGCTTGGAACGGGTCTGGGTGCCGCGCGGGTTCTTGATCGTGAGCTGGTTGGTGGGCGTCATCCTCATTGCACGCGCCCGTCATCGATGTTGAGGTCGATCACCGGGGCGTTACGTCCGGCCAGCTTGTTCAGACGTGCGATGAAATCCCTTTGCTCCTCGCCGTATTCGAGCCCTTTGGCTTTCAGAAAACGATACTTCAAGCCGTCGATCGCAAGCCTGGGATCGAACAGCACGATATCGGTGTCCTGGGTCGGTCTGTCCTTGCGGACCAAAAGCCCCGGATCGTAGATCCAGTTGCCGTCGCCGAGCGCGTCGCGGTACGGCGGATCGAGCAGCAGCTCGTCGGCGACGTTGCCCATCAGTGCGGTGATCTGGGCAATGTCCTGGTCGGAGGAGCCGAGCGCCTGCAGCACCGGGATCTGGGTTGTGCCCAGTTCCAGCGACACGTCGGAAACAATCTGCAGGATCGTCGCCAGTCGCGCCATCAGGCTGCCGCTTTCAGTTTAAGGGTATCGATCATGGTCTTCTGCGAGGCGATGGTCTGGGCTGCTTCCGTGATCTGCTCCTTCAACACCTCCACCTGACTTTGCAGATCAGTGATCAGCTCCTCGTACTGACCCGCCTTCGACTGCAGCTCGATCATCTTCCTGGCTCGATCGGCCAGCTCCAGCACATCCGGCGGCATGGTCTTGGCAGCCTCGCTGCGGCGGGTCTTCGTCACCAGTTGCGCCAGCTGCTCGACGGTGTGGATGTCGCGCGCGGCGCACATCTGAAACAAATGAGGGAGACAGGCCGGCCACAGCGCGAGAGGATAGCCGTGCACTTCGATCCGCACCGCCTCGGTGCGCTGGTAAAGCGCATACGGCTCGGGATGGTTGAGGATGTCCGCTTCCTCGGCTTCGCGCTCGACCGACAGCAGCGGCGGCCGGTCGAGCCGCACTCGCACGGTCTGGCGATAAGCCGGCAAGCCATCGGGACCGTTACCGTCGCGCTCCCAGCCCGAGTAAAACCGCACTAATGTCGGGGTTTCTGACATGAGGGCTCCATCGGGAGCGGTAGAAGAAAACCGGCGGACGTCGCTCCCCGCAAGCCGTCCGCCGGTCCAATGCTAGGTGCCGGTTGCAAACAACCGCCCTTGCATCGAGCGGTTGGACAAGGTCAAGGCGCCCATGAAGGCCAGATGGCGGGTGACCGCGTCCATGTCGGGGCTCTGGTCGGGCAGATCGAGTGCCTCGAAATTGCGGCCAGAATAAATCTCGAATTTGAGATATTTTGTGTTCAGATAGTACGCGCCGGTCAAACCGGTGGCCGCACCATCGAACACCAGCGGGGCGCTTTTGTACTTCAGGGTTTCGAAGCCGAGTGCACCCAGCCGGGCGTCGGCGTAGCGCTGGTTCTCCTGCAGGCCGCTCTCGTAGGTTGAATAGATCTCGGCATCAGCAACAATCAAATCCGGCTTTTCTGCGCCGCGGATCAGCTTCATCCACAACGCGTTCATGCTGGCTTTCAACGCCGGATACTGCAGCCCCGTCGCTCTGACCACCTGCTGGAACTGATTTTTCCAGAAAGTCCATGTGGTTGCATCAATCCCGCCTACAATCCCACTGCCGTCATTGGTGACGAAAGCCTTCAGTCCGGCAAAGCTCTTGACCACCGTGCCGTCGCCGTAGACGGCCTTGGTGATGTTGTTCTTCATGGTGCTCTCGGCGTTGTCGAGCTTGCCTTCGAGCAGATTGAGGATGCGTTCCTTGCTGCGGTTCTTGGCAAGGTCCGGACCCGACAGCGTGACGCTGGCAACCGCATTCGCCGGGGCATATTCGGCCTCGGAAATGGTCTCCTTGGTAACGCGGGAGAGCATGTCGGTGCCGGCATACCAGGCAAAGGTTTCCTCGGCGTATGTCAGGGGAGTTGCAATCTGACGGCCGCCTTCGATGACGCGGACGCGGTTGCCTTCACGGAGCAGCGCCGTGACGGCGTTGGAATTGCTGACGTTGTCAGCAAACTGCTTGTGGTAGTTTTGCAACGTAGTTGCAACCAGTTGGTTGACACTGTTGGGCTCAGCCATACGGCTCTCCTATGGGATCAGAACCCGACCTGTTCGGCAGAGCGTTCGATTGCGTCCCGCAACCCTCCCTTCGAAGGCCCGTCAGGTCCGGGTGGCTTGACCGCAGGGCTGGTGAGGCCCCTGGCGTTGCCACGCTGGGCGTTTCTGGCCTTTTCGATGTCGTGACGCGACTGCAGCCGCAGCTGTTCTGCGGCAAGCAGTTGCTTGCGGACATCGGGGTGAGCCCAGCAGGCAGCGTCATAGGCCTCCGCAAGATTGCGCTGCGGATTAGCCCGGTACAGGTCAAGAATAATCGGCAGAACGGCGTTGAAGTGTGGTCGCAACGGCTTGCCGTCGTTACCCACTTCATCGGCCCACTGATCGATATTCTGCTTTGCATGCTGCTCGCTTGCCTGCGCACGGGCCTGATTTTCACGGGCCCAGTGGCCTTGGACTTCACTCTTGAGAGCGTTCAGTTCACTCGTCGTCCTGCCGAGAGCGTCGGCGAAAACTTTAACCGCCGGGTCCTTCAGCTCAGCTTCCGTCAAGCCTTCAGGCAACGGCGATTGGTTAAGGGCGGAGAAGATGCGCGCTGGGTCCAGGCCCATGCGTTGGGTCAGGTCCACCAGCACCGAGAACTTGTCCTGCTGGTTCGGGCTCATCGCCCGAACGTGCAAGCCAGCCCATTCGTGGATGGCCTGCACAGGATTAAGACCCATCTGCTGCAGCGAGGATTGAATTCGCTGATCAGTGAACACTGGCGCCAACGACTGCGTGAACTGGACTGCTCCCGCACTCGCCTGGGCTTTGCGCGTGAACTCGGCTTCCA